GATGATGTCAGCAAGTGCTGAGTCTACATCGTTGAATGAAGTTAGGTTTAACTTCTTTGTTGTTGTAACTGCTGAACCGTATTCGTTCAGTGTTACTGTAACCTGTGAAGGGTTACCTAGTGCAATGCTTGAAACATCTGATGCTTCGCTCAATGTAGATGTAGCTTGTGCCAAATCTGAATAGATTGAGAAAACAACTGATGATCCTGGCATTGCCTGTTGCACTGGCTTAACATCAGCTAGTGAACGCATAACTGGAATGGAACGAAGTGCCATTCTTACATACTGGTCGTATGCTGCAGTTACGAGTGCGCTGATGCTAGACGTGGTGGTAGGGGTACCTGTTGGGATAGCCATTGTGGTCTAGCCTTTCTGTTTTAGGATCGGATTAGAGTCCAGACAATCTGATAACTTCATCCAATTCTTCTTTGCTGTTAGCGTTCATTGGACATAGTGGTCCTTCTCCCTATTAGTTGTTGGCGCTAGCCTCACATTCAGTTGGGGAACTGGTGTGGCTCTAGCTACTGGTATTGTTATCGCTCCACTAGGCCAGTCGTTCTAGTGGCAGGCTTTTTATTTAGTAAGCGCCAGCACGATCTCGTGCTAAGGCTCCACTTGTTAAACCAGTCTGACCACCAAAGGTAGCCTTTTCTAGTCCAGTTAACTTCTTGCGTTGCTTCTCTGCTTCTGTCTTTCCAGTAAGCCCAAAGACTTCTTGTTCTGCTGTTGTCTGTGTATATGGACTCTCTCCATAGATAGATGCAAGTTGTGAACCACGTTGTAGTCCACCAGCAATAGTTCCAAATCCTTGTTGTGCTTGCGCCTTGGTTATACCAGCAGCGCCTAATTCTTCTGCACGTGCCATACCAGTTTGTAGTCCTGCTTGGATAGCAGCGCCACCAATTTCAGCAGCGGTTACCTTGCGCTTAATGTTCTCAATAGCGTTCTTAGGATCAAGTGTGTATGCAAGGATATCTGCGTTAGTGATATCAGGATAGAATTGCTTAAGTGCTGCAGTAACTTCTGGGTTAGCATTAAGTACACGCTTTTGTGCAGTTGAGATGCGATCCTCTAATTCTACTGCAGATACATCTCCTGCAATGAACTTCTCAAATCCCTCTTGTCTGCCCATTTCACCGCGAGTGTAATAAGTATCAGGCAGTCCGTACTGACGCATAATGTTCTGGTATTGGTCTTCCAGAGTAATGTATTCAGCCTCAGATAAAGCACGTAGTCCTTTACCAATACGCTGTGCGTTAGCAGCAAAGCGTTTCTTGTAGGCATCTGTATCGCGTAAGCGAAGGGTTAACTCAGCAGGAGATAGACCATCTTGAATAAACTGCTTAAGAGGTTCTACTAAAGCACCCATACCGTAACGCTCAAACTCTGAGAATAATAAAGTGTAGGCAGATTGTCCTTGACGTTTCTTTTCTTCTGCAAGTGCTGCAGCTTGTTGAGCCGCTTTGGCTGCTTCTGTTGCTTTAAGATTAAGAGATGCTTGGTAAGTTGAATAAGCCTGTGCATCCGTAAACTTAGTTCCATCACTTGCTGTGTATGTGGTTGCTCCACCAGTGCCACCTGTTACACCACCGGTAACACCAGTGCCAAACCCTGCAGTTCCTTTAGGCGTAGTAATAACCTTGCCTGTAACTGGATCTACACGTGCTGACATAGTAGTAGATGTGTCACGAATAGTTGCTGCTGTTGTGCGAGCATTGGCTAAAGCATCAAGTTGTGCCTGAGTCTTGCCACCTGAAACAACCTTTGTAAAGTAAGAATCGTCTATTGCTGCTTCAGGTGCAGCAGCACGCATTGCCTGTGCTTTTGTTTGCTCATCTACAGTTGAAAAAGATGCTGGAGTTCTAGCGCCATCCGGCATATCTCTGTCTTTGCGTGCCATCTTTACCCCTGGAATCCGAAGTCACGAAGAATACCAAGTGTGATACCTGATACTTCTTCTTTAGCATTAGATGTGTATTGCCAGCGATCATCTTTACGAAGCATCTTTTGGAAGTCATACAAAGACATTTCTTTGTCTGGTCCAATAGCGCTACGAAGAACCTTATCATTAAGGTTAATAGTCTCTGGGTTAATCTCTAATACTGAAGCCATAATATTTCTGTATGGGTTGTAGATTGTGTCAAGGTCTACGCCTTGGTCAATCAAAGATGATACCTTGTCAGGCAATCCTAACTTTGCAGCACTGCGAATAATCTGCTTGTAGGTTTCAATAGATTCACCCTGTGCAAGATTTTGCAGCCAACCTTGTAGGCTAGAGCCAAAATTCTTATCTAGGTCCAGTCCGTTAGCTGCTGCAACCTTACGAAGTTCTGCAATATTTTCTCCAGCAACTCCGCTTAGTTGAGTACCAGGCTTATATGAAATCTTGGCTCTGATACGTTGAGCAACTATTGCTGGTTGGTTCTCATAACCCAGGTCATAGATATCACGAGAGATTAAATCTAGTTCATCTGGAGATACTGTTACGCCAAGACGCTTAGCCTCATCTGCTATGACCTGCTTTGTGTAAGTAAGTCCACGACCATACTCGGTAGTTTTAAGAAGTTCATCTGCATTAGAGCCGGTCTTAATGAGGTCATCAAACTGACGCTTATAGAATCCACGTTGGCGAACTGCATTAGCGTTTTGCTTAAACCAAGTTGTATTCTCAAGTTCCTTGACAAATTGATCTGCTGTTAGGTCATCATCTGTATTAGGAACGCCATCCTTACCTATAGCCTTACGCAGTAAAGCCTGAAGATCTGGATTAGTCTTAAAAATTGTGTCAATAGAACCATAGTTCCTTGCAACTTGGTCAATGATTTCATCAATTGTTAATACTTTTTTTGCTGTAGGCGCAGGAGTTGGAGCACCTGGCTTTGGCTTAGCAAGTGTGCCAGATGGCTTCTTAATGCCAGTTCCAGTTGAAGGTGTGCGTTGTACAAATCCAGTTGGAGGCGCAGGAGTTCCTGGTGTTGCAGTAGGTGTTGGTGTTGTAGGCAACACAGATGAAGGTAATCCTTGACGAGCAGCATCTGGCCCTGAAATAGTAGGAGCAGTGGCTAATGGATCTTTAGTTTGAACAGAAGCAAGTGTTCTGTTCTTTTGACTAATCTGAATATCTACCTCAGAAGTAGATTTGCCTAACTTTCCAAGTAGGTTTTTACGTTCCTCTAAACGGGCAAGATCCAACCTAATAGTTTCAGCAACTTTTTTGTTTGCTTCAGCTTCTTCAATTCTACCCTCACGAACTTGGGTTTCAATAAAAGATTTCTCTGTATCAGCAAGTTCATCCTGAGTTTTATTAAACTCCGCAATATAGCGATTTCTTTCAGATTCACCTATATTAGTATTAGATGCCTGTGTTTCTAGGATACTTAACTTCTTAGTTAGTAGATCTTTCTTCTTATCTAACTGGTCAGATGTAATTTCTTTCTTAACGGCAGACTTGGGTACTTTGTCTCCAAGATTGTAGAATTTACCGTTCTTTTCAAAACCAACAGTATTTCCTTCTCTGTCAAAAACAACATCAACAAAACCAAAAGGAATTGTTTTATCTACACCGAAGTTAAATACTTGGCTTACGTATGTTCCTTTAGGACGTGCCATTAGCGAACACCTAACGCACTCTTAAAGGCATCATAGTAACTAAATACTTTGTTAGCCTTAGCCTCGTCTGTGCCTGCAATTTGCTGAATCAAGAACTGCCCCTCGTCAATGCCACCTGTTGTGGTAGCAGTTTGAACATCACCAGATGTTGAGTATGTTGTAACAGTAGGTGCAGCCTTTTGCGCCTTCTGTAATGCTGATGTGTACTTCTTTAGTTCTTCTTTAGTAGCACCTCGACCTAGTGCATCCTTAAGAACTGCGTTAATAAGAGTTCTAGCAGTTGTCTCGTCTGCAATGCGAATTTCTTTACGGATAGATGGACCATCACCTGATGCACCTTCTGCAATGCGAGCTGCCGCTTCTTGGTCTAAGTATTGTCCTACAGTAAACTGTTGTCCTACCATTTGACTTTGGAGTGCAGCCTTCATAGAGGCTGTTGAGTAAGCAGAAAGTAACTTGTCTGAGTACTTGCCAGTAACTGCTACCTTGTATCCAGCGTTCTTTAATCTTTGAGCAAGTATCTTACGATCTGGTTCTGACATATTGTACAAAATACTTGCATCTTGATTTGCAGTTACTGTTGTAGATGCGTAACCTCCGCTAACACCAGTATTGGAGATGGTGGCACCAGATGGAATTATCTGGCTTTGCCAAGTTTGCATAGCTCCTTGGCGTGCTTCATCAGCAGATTTAGCCATTTTAGTCTCCAATCAATCGTGAGAATAATACATCGTATGCTGATTTAGCATTTGGGTTTGCCCCTGCGATTTCTAACAATTTTACTTTAATGCTTTGACGCAACAAGTCTTTGTAATTTTGCTGTGTATCACCGTTGCCAGTAATAGAATCACGAGCAGTCTTGTAGGCTTCAAATTCACTGACCATCTTAGAGAGTAACGCACGAGTCTTTGGCTGTGCTGTTACAGCCTTATCGCTGAGCATATTCACCAAGTCTTGATACGCACGTTGGCGCTGGATTTGACGACCTGCACCACCGGTGCCTAGTTCTTCCTGCAATACTGGACGTGTATTCTTGTACTGGTCTGCCCAAGTATTCCATCGTTGACGAATCAACCGCTTTCCTTCATCTGAAGGAGTGTTTGCTAGATCTGCTTCGTATAGTTCCTTTTGGCTGTAGTAATACTGGATGTCCTTAGCAGCGCCAACTTCTTTGAGGTAATCATCAAGAGTCTTACTCTTCTTCAAACCTGCTTGGAAGATAATCTTGTAAGCATCGAAGTTAAAGTCACCCTTTGTAGGGATAAGGAACGGAGCACCTTCCTTGTACTTGTCAAGTAGTGGCTTGTTCTCTTGAATCCAGGTATCTGCACCGTCTACTGCACGAACCACAGCTACTGTATTACGCTCTGACTCAGATACTGTAAATGGCATCTGGTTTGGATAAAGTCTAATCCACTCTTTTGTAGTCCTATCAATGTCGCCATTGTATGTCTGCAATAGATTGTTAAATACTTGCTTAAAGTTTGTACGCTCATTGTCACGTACCCACTTAGCCATATCAGACTTAAGCGTAACCTGTGGTGATGCTGGAGCGATGAAGCCAAAGACTGCACGAAGTGCTAGAACGCTTAGCGTTGCAGACTGCAACTTATCTTTATACTTTTGTAATTCACCAGGTGTAGGTGGTAATTCTACTTCCTGACCATTAACAATCTCAATACGAGGCTTTGGGCTATAACCTGCAGCCTCTAGGTATGTAACACCTTTACGGAAAGCAGATGCGTATTGAGATGATCGCTCATCCTTGTTTAATGCACCCAAAATACGGTTAACGTGTGCAGGTAATACAGCGTTTATCATAGGAGCATCTTCGCCATACTCACCTAAAAAGGCTCTTTCCAATTCAGCAAACTGAGGTACTAAGTTACCCATTACCTTAATTGGAAATGCTGCTAATGGACCTGCAAATGTAGGGAATAGTGAATCAGGGTTCATAGAAGGTGTAATCATCTTCAACTTACCTGAAAATTCTACTGGCATTGGAATTTGAAATGCTGTTTCTATTCCAAATGCTTTCATTACACCGTTGACTGCCTTATACACAGGCTCTAATCCTGGATAGAAGAAATATTGTTCACCATTATCATCTGTTTGTACAAAACCAGAGTGTGAAATACCTTCATAAGTAAGAGCTGCACGTGTCAAAGACTCTGGATTGTACTTTACTGTGCGTACAATACGACGATAGAAGTCTTCAGTAGCACGATAGAAGCGTGCAAAGTTACGACCAGACATAGCCAACTGGCTACGCACCGCAGGGTTATCAACAAATGCTAGGACTCGCTCACGAGCAAGGTCTTCTGCAACGTCAACTAGGTGGCGAGTTGCATTTTCCTTAGCTTTGTCAAGCGCTTCGCCTGTTAAGCCTGCAGTAAAACGGTTCATAATGGACTTTTCAAAGCCTGTTGCACGCATATTCTTGCGAATCTCTGTTAACTGGTAGATAACTAATGGTTCACGTGAGAATCTAGCGTTAGCCTCTCCCATATAATCCCATAGTTTGTCCATAATTCCGGCAGCAAACTGGTTACCTTCAGTAACTGGTATTAGCACTGGACCATTGATCCATCTAGGAGCAAGAGCGATGTCATCAAGACCTGGCAAGTCATCTAATCCAAGATTATTTGCAGATACTTTTACTCTTCCAGAACCATCTGTAAATCTAATCTTGCCTAGTAGGTCTTGGTTAACATCACCATTTTCTTTAGACAATAGATTTTTAACAGCCTGAAAAGCACGCTGTGCGTGATTCTGCTCTGTTTCACCAGGGATGCTGTAAATCTGGAAACGTTCACGTTCTTGTTGGCTTAAACTTTTTAGGTAAGTAACAATTTCATCAATTGCTTTACCTTCATCATTAAGGTTGGCAATAGCAAGGCTACCAATCTCATCATTTGCCACACGGCTAATTTGTATTAGCCAGCCAAGACGACTCTCTGTATTTGATATAGGGCTAAATGGTGCGTATGAACGCTTGCCATAGGCTTGCTTGTATGCAGTTCCGTCATAGGTCAAAGCACCCATTTCGCCAAAGCGTGCAACATCATCTGTTGCTGCCATATACTGATCTGCACCACGAAGGCCATTCTTGCCACCTTCACCAATAATACGCATAGTTTCATCTAAGCGACCAAACTTTGCAAACTCTGTTAAAAACTCTGCTGCTTCTGGGTCAAGAAATTTTCCAACCATAGAATCAAGAATTGCCTCTGCCATAACAGTCTGAACTGCATTAACATCGCCAGCATCTGCAGCTACTTTAATTTTTGCATTAAAGTTATCTACTTGTTTTTTGCGAACAATCTTGTTAATGAAACCTAGTTTTCCTTCGCCTGATGCGATACGTAAAGTTGTTGATAATAAACGTCCCTTTACAACTCCCCAAGGAGAATCACCAACTGCAAGGTGAAGCATTAAATCTTCAGCAGCATTACGCACTGGAAACTTAGGACCGGCCAGGGTTCCAAGAACCCAAACACTCATCCAATCATCTGCCCACTTCTTTTGGGACATACCCATAACGTTATCAATAATTCCAGAACGAGCAGCTAAACGATCTATGTCCTGAACACTAGGAGTTGATATAGTTTCAGATAGTTGAAAGTTAAACAACGCAGAACGCTGTCCATTAGGCAACTCATCAGGGTTGACTCGCTTAGTAATTTCATTACCTGCTTCATCAATCTCACGAACGATAGTAGGTGAAGCGTAAGCCTTTGGAACACCCTTACTACCAAAGTTACGCAAGAATGTTCTTCCAGCCTCTGACTTGTCTACACCGCGAATGGTTGCAATTGTGTACCAGACACCTTCATATATCTGCTTGCGCTGACCTTCATTGCCTGCAGTAAATGCTTCTGCAATAATCTTCGAGTGATAACGAGAGTTAGCAAGACGAGCTAGACGATATACCTGTGTTGGCGCATCATCTGCTAGTACGTTGAACTGGTTGTCACGGAAGAATGGGATAGTTGAAAACTTGCGTGCAAAGCGATCAATGCGTCCTTGAATTTGACGCAAAGGCATACGTGTAGCCCCGTCAGATCCTTTAATACGACCAACTTGACGTTCTAAACCTGCCAGCTCTGTAACATCGTCTGTTAATCCGGCAGCAATATCTTCGTACTGGATTGTGTTAGTACCGTAGAAAGCGTCAACAATCTTTTGACCAACTTCATCAATATTAAATACTTTGTTTGCTGTTCTAAATGTAGCAATACGTGCCTTGCGTCCAGCACTAAGCGTTGGTACAAGAGGAGTCATACGCGCTGCTTGTCCACTAACAATACTCTTTAAGTCTACTACATTTTGTAGGTAATTCTTTGCAGTTGCTGCATCTTTAACGCCAGCCTTGATAAACTCATCTATAGCTGATGGCCCAAATTCTGGTGCAATACGACGTAGTTCATCGCTAATGGCAACTTGAGCACGTAGATCTCTAGTTGATTTGCGTACTTTATCAAGTTCATCTAATTTGCTTCCGTAGAGATTAAAGAAATCTACTACACCCTTTTGCTCAAATACTTTGTCTAGGCGCTGTGTATTATTAGCAACAGCAAATAGATTGCGACCATAGGTAAACTTTTCTTTACCAATAACATTAAATAGCAGGAAATCTCCTGCATCGTATGCTTTCTTGGCCTTGCCTAGTAATAGGGTTGGGTCTGCAAAAATACGATAAGAGGCATCTCCAATTCCAGATATACCTTTATAGAGAAAGCCTGAGCCTTCCATTGAACCTGGAAGCAATATGTTTGCAAGAGCGCGACCAGGAGAATACTTGGCAGCGTTAACCTTATCTAGCGCATTTTGAAAATCTTTAACATCTTCTTCTGTGCTGTAGCGCAAATCTGCACGACGTGCAATCTGCTTTTCAACCTCAGTGCCTTCTGCAATAATTTTATCAAGCGGTGTACCGCCTGCTACCTTCATAGCAACGTTGATTAAATCATTACCAAATTCTGTTTTAGCACGTGAAATACGATCAGGGCTAAAGACCATATCGCCTTTGTCGTTTGAAATTTCAAATGCTTTTGCAATGTTTACATTTTGATCTAGCGCAATAGCACCAGTACGATATAAACGAGTCATTGCATCTGATACTTCAGTTAATGCAGCAAAGGTTCCACCAATAACAGCCTTAATAGGAGCTGTTGCATAATGAAATGCTGTTCCAAACCAACCACGCTTTTGCTCAGGTGGTGCATCTTCTGACTCGCCAAACATAGCAAGGTGAGCGTTTTGTTGGTCTTGAGTCATTTGACCAAACTTTTGCTGTGCAATTGGTGCAGGCAAAGCAAGTAGAGTCTTGTGAGAATCAAGAAGTTTTGCCAAACCATCAACTTGTGCTTTTTGTGATGGATTAAGACCAGCCTGGGCTGCTGCAGAAATTAAATTATTCTGCGCCATTTATAGACCTCGTGATGCTGCTCGCTGATACAAGATTGCGATTTCACCGGTTTCATCAAAAGGAATCATTTTTGCTAGTACATCAGATAGTTTTTCTGTTGCAGGACGCATACCTAATACTTCTGGTCCGGCTCCTGCTCCTATTGCAACACCTGCTGTAATAGGTTCATCTGGTCGTTGTGTTGGTGCAAATAATTCTGTTACTGGTCCCTGTGCTGCAGCCTCACGTACATCTCCTGCGCGAGCAGGACGCACATCACCAGTCTTGGCTAGCGGAGCACCAGACTGAATAGCCTGTGTCTCAACGCCTTCGCCGTATGCTTTAGATCCCATTTCCAACTTATCTGTACGTGTAGAGAATTTGCCTGGACCTGCTGGTCCTGCCAGTGGATTCATCATACTCACTGTTGGTCCTCCTCTAATTTTTCTAAGTCCGCTGCCATATCTTCCCAAGCCCGATTGGTTTGAGTAAGATGATTTGATTGATAAATTGCTAACTCCATCAGTTCACCTGTTAAGGTTTCAATTGATGAAGCTATGTTGTGTATAAAGCCTACTCCTACAACAACAAGATCGAGCAAGCGTACTGGACGAGGAATGTAGTTATCATCTTTCATCGCCCAGTACACCTCTCATTAAAAAGTTATTATCCCTTTTTTACTGCGTTGCCACGACGGCCTGCTGGCATCATTGATGGAACTACCTTGCCACCTTTTGGCTTAGATGTGTCCTTCTTGCCTTCAGTTGGCTTTGACATTGGCGCTGCTGCGCGAGATCCCTTGTTCATATTTACACCTCCTCTGCTTAAGCTGCGCCGGTGATACCAGCGAGTAATTGGGCTATATCGGGTCTTTGACCAGCAGCAGGGGCCATACCACCTTGTTCTTGTGGAGGTTGCGCTGAGGCTGGGGCGGGGGCCGCACCTGCTGCTGGAATCTGTTGCTCCATACCTGGTGCCATTGGTGGCATCTGTGGGGTTGGAGTTGGTTCTGGCATAAATGCTTTTTCGATTGTGCTCTCTAGCGATTGGCCCTTTTGCCGACCCTGGATAACAGACGCAATGCGGGTGATAATCTCTGTAGGGTCTTGACCTTGCGCTGCAAGGGCTGGAATGGCTTGAGCATACTGAGCAACAGCCACGCGCAAAGAATCGCGCATTTCTTCAATATCAACACGTTGTTCCTCCTGCGTAACATTCAAGTCCATTGGAATCTCACGACGTACATAGTCACGAGATACGAGCTTGTCTGAACGCATTTGTAGTAAAGCAATGATGGCACGGTTTGGATCCATACCAGACATAATTCCGTAGCGTACATCTACGCCGTACTCACCCTTGATGTCACGAGATGGTGTGTACTTAAGAACGTAAGGTGTTCCATCATCTGTTCCCTTGATGGTCTTTGGAATACCACCAAATACTTTCTCATCTGCTTCAAAGCAAACTGAGATAAGTTCTTGGAACATACGAGCAAACTGTGCTTGTGCTGCCTTGATCTGTGTATCAAAGCCTGCCTGTAGTGCTTGCACACCACGGCCTGTTACAACTGATGCGTCAATGTTACCTGAACGAGATTCAGGGTAACGAGCACCAAGACGTAGTTCGCGCTCTAGCACACCAGATTCTGTAAAGACTCCAGGTGGTAGTTCTAGTGGAACACGACGAATACCTTGTGGGTTAGCAGAACGCATAATTGAATCTGGACCAAGTGCCAACTCTTGCACATCTTGTGGGATAGCAATAGGTGCTTGGATAGACTTCTCTGCTGCTTGAATCTGCAAGATTGCAAAACGAGCACGAGCAAGTTGTACAGATAGAACATCATCAAACTGTCCACGTGCTTCACCATCTAGGGATGAACGCATTACGACAGATGCCATTGGCTTATTTAAGATGTTAGGTGTGCGTGCTAATACTAAGTTCTTACGCTCTGGTAAGTACAGTAGGTCTTGGTCCTTGTCGTGGTACTTGACCATTGAGATATAAGGAGAAGATAGAGCGTACTGGTTTCGACCTAAGATTAAATCGTAATACTCTGGGTATTGTGCAGCTAATGTCTCTGCATCGGTAATGATTACCTGTGTTACAGATAATACACGACCATAACGATCTAACTCTGGGTAGGTACCAAATGGGTTGAGCATACGGATACGAGGATTGTTGTCCTCAAAGTCCATCTCAACCATACCGATACCAAGACCGTAGGTGTTATACCAGTCTGCTGCTGTGTACATCTGCAGTTGTAGGTCAGAGTTTGTTGCATAAAAGTTTGCAATACGAGTTCTAGTATCTGCAGCCTTGCGTGCTGCATCTGAAACCATATTGGTTGCTGAGCAGTTAAAGGATGGCAGTGGTGCCATCGCTTCTGCAAGGTCACGTGCTGCTACGTCAATGAAGTTTGCAACCAGAGGCTTTGGGTATTCCTCTGAAAACATTGCAGGGTATACCTTGGAGATATCTCCCTGACGCACCGAGAGCACATCACGCATACGTTGATCTCGCGCTGATGAGCGAGTACGTAAGCGTGCTAGCTTAGCGTCAACTTCTTTGACTGATAACAATTGTTTTCCTTATCCGTAGATCTTGCCGTATTTTCCTTCAAGAATTTTCTTCATTGCTGCATCTTGAGGAGTCATCTTCTCTGGCTTCTTTGTAGTCTTAGGCTTAGGCTTAGATGTTGCTTTTGGCGTTGCCTTTGGTGTTGGCTTCTTAGCTCCTGGCATTTTATCTCCTTAGATGAACGTACGGTCTTTTTCTGCGAGCAGTTCATCTATGTTGATAACTGTTCGTTTGCCTATCTCTTGACGAGACAGGAATGGGTTTTTCATATGGTGGGTCTTATGTAATCCTTGGTTGAGCATCTCGCGTGCTCTAATCTCACAGAACCAAAGTGCCATCACCATATCGGTTTTGCCTTTAGTCGTAGGTGACCACGTAATCAATTGCTCGATAAGAGCCTTGACGTTTTCAGTTTGGTCAGAAGGTAAGTGAATAAGGTTGTCGCGGTGGTGTTTTCCATCGTGTTGTTTCGTTCCGAACAAGGTGGACATAGAAGCAACACCGAAACCGGAGTCCCATTTATTGGTTCCAGTATGGTGTTCTCGCAGTAACACACCCCGTGAGGCAAGGTTTTGGCGGATGCCCTCATCTTGCGTAAGGAATGATTGAAAAGCATTTTTTTCTACTATCCACTCACTGGGTTGATACAGTT